CAGAGTACCAGGCGGAAGTAGGAAAGGAAAGAGGAGGAATGCCAATTGAAGCATTTGCTGCTGCTCCTTTATTGTTTGGTGAGGCTAACGAAGAAGAACACCTTAAAGAATACAATGACCCAGTAAATGTTAAAATCAGAGAAAGTAAAGATGCTCCTATTTTTAAGTTGGATTCAGCTGGAGACATTCCTGATTCTCAATTCAAATCGAGCCCTGAACCATCTGTCGTAAAAAGGGTTGTCGACTCAATTGCGAACAACGAAATGTTAAAATCAGGAGACCCATATACTTTTACAAAACCATCTGGTAAAAAAGAACTAGGTAACGACAATGGTAAATATCAAATCACAGATGAAGACCTAAGATTAAATTCGTTAAGGTATATTGGGCGAAAGGTGACTCGTGAAGAATTTTTAAATAGTCCAAAATTACAGGAAAGGTATATGAAGAATCGAGTTTCTTACCAATTGAGTGAAGGGTATTCACCTAGTCAAATTGCAGATATACACCGTGGAGGTTTTGGTCAAAAAAGAAAACCAGGTGAATCTATTTTTCGAAAACCTAAATATGTAGAAGCGTTCTTAAAAGACTATAACAAAAATGATAACAGAAAAAGAAGCAATTAGACTACTCTCAGATAAAGAATGGAGAATGTCTCATCTTTATAAAATTAAAACAAAAGACCAAAGACTCGTAAAGTATAAGTGGAATCTTGCTCAAGAAGACTACAACCAGAATAAAGTTAGTATGAACATCATACTTAAAGCTCGTCAACATGGTTTTACGACGGATGGTCTACTTGATATGTTAGATAGGAGTATTTCTACAAAAAATACTAATAGTGCAATCGTTGCACATGAACAGAAGAAAGTTCAGACTCTTTTTGAAATAGTAAAGAGAGGTTATGAAAATCTTCCAGAGCAACTACGGCCTCGTGTTTCTTTTGATAATAGAAATGAATTATATTTTCCAGAACTTGATAGTAAGATCTATGTTGCTTTAGATACTAGAGGTGATACTGTTCACAATTTACATATTTCAGAGGTTGCTTTTATTACAAATGCAGAAGAGAAGATGACAGGTATCTTAGAGTCTGTACCAAAGGGTGGGAGAATTACATTAGAGTCAACAGCTAATGGAATGGGAGGATATTTCTTTGATGAATGGGAAAACCCTCATAGTGAATTTAAAAAACATTTTTACAATTGGATGTGGGCCGAAGAATACCGAGAACCGACACTTAAAACTCTTGATGAATTAGATGCTGAATACAGAGAACTTGCGGTTCGATATGGGACAATTCAAGATATTCGTGAACGATTTCAGTTAGACAAAGAGCAGTTTAATTTTTATATACAGAAAGTTAGACGACACAAGGAATATGTAATGCAAGAATATCCAACAACGATCACTGAGGCGTTTATTGCAGCAGGTCGAAATGTTTTCCATATTGTTGACCTTAACAAACATAAACTACTTCCTCCAATTGATAGAAAATACGGAGATGTTCTTATTTGGGAACAACCATTAAAAGGTTTTAAATATGTTATCGGTTGTGACGTAGCGGAAGGTCTTGGTGGAGATTACTCGACGATTGAGGTGCTAAATGCTCATACAGGTGAACAGGCCGCAGAATATAGATCGAATCATATCCCACCAGACATGTTAGGTGATATGCTTATTGATATTGGGAAAATGTACAACAATGCTCTTTTAGTTATTGAAATAAATAATCACGGCCGAAGTGTCGTAGATGGAATTAAGAGAAGATACTCTAATATTTATAGAAGAGAGATCTTTGATAAAGTTTCTCAAGAAACCGTACAAACACTTGGTTGGCGAACAACTGGTACTACAAAACCGATACTTGTAGACGTTTTAGAGGAAGCTATACGTAATGAAGATATAAAGATAAGGAGTAATGAACTAATGAAAGAACTTCGTATCTTCGTTCAAACAGACGAACAGGGACACCAAGGTTTTGGTGCCGAAGGTAGTGCCCATGATGACTTAGTCATTGCAATCGGTTTAGCTGTACAGGGTATTCGTCATACTCCAAAAAGTAAGAGACCAAAGACGATTGCTGAAGAAAAACTTGAGAAATATATTAAAACCCATGGAATACCTCAATTGTTTGAAGGAAGGACATCAGAACAAGGTCATGCACAATTACTAACAGGACGAAACAGGGTGAATTCTCGTCTCAGACGTTAATTGACGGTCTAGTTCTAAAAATAGTATACTATATCTATTATGCCAAAGAAAAGTGAACACATTAAACCGTTAAAGAAAGAAAAACAAGCCAAGGGGTATAACCCTGATGGTGACGAGAAGAAAGTTTACGAAGAGTTTTTAAGACGTAAGTCAGAACTCTTTTCTTCTAGAAACAATATTCATGGTTTAGATATTGATGCTCAAATGAGACGATGGGATAAGTTGTTTTTTAGGAAACATGCAGATATACCTGCGTCAGAACTTGATGCTAACCAAAGACCACTTGCAATTAATAGTGCTTATGGAAAAATCCAAACAGCCCTTGGTATACTTATCGACAACAACCCTAAATATATTATGGAGGAAGACCATCCAAAATATTCTGCGAATAGAGAACTCCTTAAACAATTAGCTCAAAAATCTTTTAGAGATACAAATAGTCTTGGTCAACTTAAACTTTCAATTTTTAATTCAGCAAAAAGAGGTTGGGGGATTGGAAGAACTTTCAATAGACAGTTACTTCATGATGCAAGATTCTTAACTTCAATTGATAATAAAGGTCTTCGTGCATACACTACAAAAAAGGTAGTAAAACTTGATGATATTGCTTATGTCAATATGAACAACTTCAATACTTGGTTAGATGAACAGTCTAAACCAGAGGATTTCTTTTCTACAAGAGATTGGATGTGGAGAGAAGTTTGGTACATTGATGATTTAAAAACTACATTTCCTGAAAAAGAATTTCCGAACATGAAGTATGTTTATTCTGGTGGAAATACTTCTGAGACAGTTGAAGGTGATTCTTCAAATAGTTCATCTACGTCTTCTCCACAATCACAGAAAAAAGGAATGACTGAGGTATTCTTTTATGAAAACCAATACTCAGATCAATTTATTATTGAGATGAATGGCACAATGGTTGTCTGGGAACCTCTTCCTCAAAATAACAAAAGACTATCATGTGTATATTGGCCATGGCATCTTAGAAGTGATGATACTGTCTACGGAATAGGTGTTGTTGAAGAAATGGAAAACAATGAAGAACTCATTGACCGTATTCTTAATATGGAAATGAGACAACTTCTTTTGACAATTTCACCTCCTGGATTTTATAGTGGAACTGAAGATTTTGAGGATGAGAATATTAAAATGACTCCTGGAGTTTTAAGACGAACAATGAACCCTAAAGATATAACATTTTTAGAGATTCCTCAAGGTAATTCGAATAGTATGGCGAGAGTTGAATGGTTAAAAACTCAACAAGATGCTATTACTGGAATTACTCCTGCAATTGAAGGGTCTGCTCCTTTGTCATCTTCAACTACAGCATTTCAAATTGGTGTTGAAAGAGAAGCAGGTCTTAAGAGACTTCGTCTTCCACTAAAAGCAATTCAATATGGTCTTGATTGGGAGTTTCAAAATAGAGTAGCTCTTATCCAACAAACTTATTCTGACTTCCAGGTAGAACATTTAGCAGACCAAGAATCGATAAATGCATATTTAGATGAAGTCGATTCTGATGCTGATTTTTATTTTATTGAGAATGAAGGAGTACCTGGTGAGGAGGTGTTCTATGCTAAGAAGTTTAGAGGTCAAATGCTCAATCTTGACCAAGCTGAAGATGGTACATTCTCAGAAAGTGATTCAAAATCTTTCTTCCACATTAAACCAGAGTATCTTGCATTCACTGGTTGGATGTCTACAGATATTTCATCTTTACTTGTTACAAGTGATGAGTTAGAGAAAGCAGACACTCTTCGGATGACAAACCTACTTATTCCTATTTTACAATTACCAAAAGAAATTGGTGCAAAACTAGCTAAACAAATGTTAGTTTCTAGCGGAAAAGACCCTAAGAAATGGATTCCTCAGGAATGGTTAGATTTTCTAGCAGGTACATCTCAACCAAATGCTGCAGCAAAAGAAGAAGCATTACCAACTGAGAATGGAGGACAACCTGCTCCACCATCTGGAGTTACTCCACCGATTCCACAGTCTGAAATTTCAAATGGACCTAGTGAGACTGGTGGGTTTGGTGGTACATTTATCACATAATTAAATAAGGGCCACATGCGAAAAAACGAAACAATCTCAGATAAAATATTAACAGCAAAATGTAAAGAACTCGTTAGAGGTTATTCTGAAGTATTTAATGAAATTGTTACAGAGGTTGTTGATGAATTATCTGCGACAATTACTTCAAATACAACTGAAGGTATTTCATTAGAATATATTCGAAGAGAAGGTATGAAACAAGGTATCAAAGAATTGCTCCGAAGAATACATACTAAAGCAGCTAAACAATATGATTAACGACGAGAAAACAAAAAAAATACCAATAACTGACATTATTTCTAAAAAGAAAATAAACTTCTTACCAATTTGGCAGCCGAAAGAAGAACAGAATGTTGATGGTCTAGTAGAGGGTTCGACTAACGAAAAAGAAATGGAATGTGCTTTTGTTGAGTTATCAATGGAAGAGTCTGATGGACAGAAAAGAAAACTTAAATTCAATTATTTAGACTTATACAGTTTCATTTATTTTATAGGTGATGAAGAGTTACGTCGGCAACTTGCTCTTAGGTATGAAAGGAAAATTGTCTACATGCCATACGAGGTGACTTTTAAGATTGATGAGGAAGAAAAGAAAGCTGGTTTTGCTAAAAGGAGAATCGAATTACCAATTGATGAAGTCGCAATGGCTATGGTTAGGGCAAGAGCGATGACATTGGGTGGTGAGTCTCCGGTCGAAAGTGAAAGTCAGCTTAATTATTGGAGAACTCATAAAATTACAAACATCCCTGACCAAGTTAAAGAAAAATATGAGTCGACGAAGGAAGTTAATAGTTAATAAATTTATAGTATGACAAGGAAAGAAATTATAGATTTTTTGAAAGCAAGAGGTGTGGAATTTAATCCAACACTTAACTTATCAGGCCTTGAGGAACTATACCTGAAGCAACCCGGAGTAAGTGCGGGTGTTGGAACATTAGAAAACGTAGAAACACTTAACAAGGTCGAAGTAACTGAACCTGAGAGTGATAGTTCTAAACTCTTAAAAATGATGAGTAATGTTGTCGATAAGCTTGATACTCTAGAAATCCGTTTATCTAAAGTAGAAGGACCTAATGGAAGTGAATTCAAAAACGACGTACAGTCTAAAGATGTTGAAATTGCATCAAAGAAAAAAGAGAACATTGATTCTCGAATCACTAAGATCGTTGAGGAGACTTTAGGTATTGATTTCGGTATAGACCTTGATACTTTTCCGGATAAACCAGGTTTCTTATTTACTGTAATCGTTCCACCTCGTCTTTCAGACATGTCTATATCAACGAGACCTATCATTGATTCAGTTACTGGTAAATATAAAGTGCAGGAAGATGGGAAGACACCTGTCTTAGAAGATTATGTTCCAGAAGATAGACGTAGTCGTTCAATTGGTAGTTCTCAGAGTTACGATGCGATTCGTGACCACTGTAATAAGGTTCGGTCATATCTCGTAAGTTACTATGTGAAGTTAAGTAAACCCCTACCTGAATTTAAATTAAAAGTTTAATTTGAAGTCTAGGTAGAATTGTACAGTGTTACATTATTCATAGTGTAGTAGATTAAATTCAACTGCACTTTTACAATACATAGATCTTTCCGATTGAGAGTTGAACTGGAGTACGTCTCTTCCGAGGTACTCCACTTCAGCCCTTAATCCTGGAAGGGCAAACTAGTATCTCGGGAGGTCGTTCTCCTTGTAAATAAAAAATTGTTAAATACTATTATGTCAATCGAAAATAAACCAGGTGGAGAAGGTGAGAACCCTTCAGTTGAGAAGCTCCAGCAACAGGTGGATAATCTCAACAAAGGAATTGCGACTTATAGAGATGATGCGCAAAAATCCAAAGCAGATATTGTTAGAATCACTAAAGAGAGTTCTGATAAAATTGTAGAACTCGAAAAGAAGATTCAAGACATTTCTGACAACGATGACGACACAAAAGAGGAAGTAAAACTTAACCCAAAAGACCAAGAGAAATTAGAAGCTTGGGCTAAAAAGCAGGGTTTTGTTACTAAGGTTGATATGGAAGCCCAAAAAGCTGAAATAACCAACGCTTCCATCAAAGGTGTTGAGAGTCAGGCGATTGATGAGTTCCTTAAGACCTATCCGATATATGATAAGGACGAAGAATGGAATAAAGTAAAGGTTCAATTTGAACTTTACAAGACTCCTACATCTCTAACCGGGTATCGTCAACTTCTGAGTAAGATTCATAAAGAATTAAACCCAGGTGATGATGGTAGTGCTAGAGCTAGAGCTGAAATAGAAAAAAAGAATCGGCTCGGCCTCGGTGGAGGAAACCAAAAGGGCAATGATGGTGATGACACTCTTGAATCTTTACAGATAAAATATCCTCGATTGTCTAAAAACCAGATTGAAACCCGATTGGCTGAACTCAAAGCAATTTACAAAAAATAATTCATAAACATTATGGCATTTAAAGTAGTTTCAAGTTCTCCAAACATGGAGGTTATCGAACTTCTTGCTGATGCTTCAACTGCTTTTACTTCTGGAAATCTCGTATACCGAGATACTTCGACTGGTGAAATAAAAGAAGCAACAGCAACAACTGGTGATGGTTCGAATGTAGAAGGTATTGCAATGAAAACAGAAACAACAGGTGCANCATCTCCGTACATTAAGGTTCTACCAGTTCATTTAGGAATGTATGTGATTGTTGATTGTACTAATAACACTGCAGCAAATCAGCTTAACAAAGCTCATCTTCTGACAGATGCTGGTACAGTTAACAACACAGCAACTCATTCAGTAGATATCAACGCTATATTCATCGCACTACGGGTCGTCGGTGCTGCAGCTGACAAGCAATTGTACGGGTATGTAGTGAAACTAGGACAGGTAACAGCTTAATATAATATAATATGACACAAGTACCCTTCGATTTAGATGCCGCTTCCGATTTGACAGATCTTTCGATCCAAGAGATTTGGATTAAGAGTCCTGCAGATCTAAAAGAATACCATAAAGAGTATTATCACACTGAGTCAGTTCCTGACTATATAACGAAAGATTCATCTGTCACATCTATCAGTTCTTTCTCTAAGATTCCAGAGAATGGAAACATTCCAGCTGATAGTCCATATCAAGGATTTGAGAAGGTTTATACTCAGAGTTTCTTTTCTGGTATGCTCCGAATCACTCGCCCAATGTGGAGATACGGAATTCAACCACGCCGATTGGAAGGACTCGTTCGTGAATTGAAGAATGATGCTATTCGTTTCCGAGAGACTGTTCTAGCTAATGTTTGGGTGAATGGAACATCTACATCTTTTACAGAAACTGCAGGTAAGTTTTCTTACACAGTTACTAATACAGGTGGTGATGGTGTTGCATTCCAATCTGCAGCTCACACTCGAGAAGACGGTGGAACAAACTGGTCAAATACTGTCTCAGACGG